TTTGCATATTTTTTCTCTACAACTTTGTTGATGGTCTTTTCACTTAGACCACAACGCAAATCTTTGATCAAGATTCTGCGGCACCAAAAATTCCACTCGTCCAGTGTAGCCATTTGCATTGCTCGTTCTACTAGACCACGAGCATTATTACCAGTTACAATTCTTTCCTTGAGTTGACGGCAGAGTTCCACGAAAAGTTCTTGTCCTAGACCGCCCTCGGCACTATCAGTATCTTTTTTCTCAGGAACTTGTTTAAGTCCAAAGGTAACCATAGGATCTAGAGCTAGTCTAGATCCTAGGAAAAAATATTCATTACCTGCACTGGCCTCCTGTGCCACAATGGCTTCCTTAACTAAACGGCTATTATCTGCTTCTAGCTTTTTAATAACTTCCCAGGGTTGATTCATTTTGCTTCCTTGTCTAAAGAGTCAACGTGTTTACATTTACCTCTGTAGGTAAAACCCGGGCAAGTACAATTGTAGGCACCCTGGGTCAGCGTCACTGTATATTTGGCACCTTTACTGCCTTCAAATTCCCAACTTGGGTCATTAACAGCTAGACCCTTTAGTTCTACTTCTTCAAATTCTGCGTCCCAGATGTTGGGCACTTCTACAAATTTACGATACCGCGAATCAAAGCGAATGGGTTTATTAAAGACCTTGGTCACTTCCGCATCACCCTGTATGACGTAGGCATACATCTTGCTCTTGCTGTCATCCAGAAAGTAGACGTGATTGGGTGTATTGTCCGACCACTCGCTTGTTTCCCAGTAAGGCTTAACCATTATACTTCCTCAAAAATTATTTCTTGCCAAGAAATTTTAATATAGGATTCTAGAAAATCTGTATGAGCAGGATACGTCTTAGTCAAAATTCTAGCAAATTCAAGTAGTTGATTCTGATCAAGTAACGCTACCTGTTCTGCTAGGATTTCTAGATTGGTTTTCTTATTCATATTTTGTATCTCCTTGTAAATCAAATTCTTCATCATCGATTTGATCTAGAATATCTAATACTTGCGGAACACTTAGGCCAACCTGATCTGCAATTTGTTGCAAGGGCATACCATTAAAATCCATTTCACGAATTTCGATTTCTAAATTGCTAAAGTATCCCATATTACCCCCAATTTTTCTTGTCACCATATTTTTCATTATGCTCGTAGCCTGCCATATACTCAGCACGTTCTTCAGGGGTAAGCTTGGTAATTTTTTCACCGTTGCCAGTGCCTAGAGGCCACCAGTGTGGGGCAGGACTGCGATGATAATAACTATCCGCACTGCCGCGATCAAACAAAGCACCGTGACGACCACGCTCAAACTGTGGACCTTTGAGCAAACGCATAAGTTGCTTCTGGGTAATAATTTCTTCCATTGTTGACTCCTTGTTATCTAACTATGCCGCTATTATAGCAATTTGGTAGGTTAATGTCAATGGTTGCTGATCTTGCAACATTAAGAAAGTATTAATTCACGAGCTGGAAATTCAATCCGACCATCAAACTCAAGTTGATCACGCTCAAATTCAGTAAGGTAGTCGTCTGCTACAATATTGAAGTCCACAATGTGCTCACGGAAGTAAACACTATCTTCTTCAATCTGGCTACGCAAAGCCATCACAGCTACAGTTACATCTTTACCTTGAAAATTCTTGACCACATAGTCGTTGCCGCCCTTGGCTTTCCAGTACTCAGGGCAATCACCTTTACCGTCCCAATCGTGGGCAGCATAGTTTTCGTAAACCTGGGTAGTAATAAGTAATTTCATCTCTAGCTCCTTATCATTTACTATACTGCCATTATAGCCGAATTGGAGGTTATTGTCAACCAGATTTTTTCATTGCAAAACTAGCAACAGAATATGTTGCTAGATTGTAAATATTACTAAAAATTTAACACTAATTTACCCTGGGCAATGTCTAGTAGTATGGCATAGCGGCACTTGGTGCGGAAATCTATGCGAGGCAGATCATAACTGTAGACGTCTACAGTATATGTCTGTTTTATCTTGGTCTTTAAACTAGTAATTAACCAACTGTTCCAGCCTATGGAATGAAAATTATAGGCTCCACGACCAGTTTTAAGTTTAAATCTTGAATCAAGGTTGTGGACACTGTCAAAACCAATGGTTAAACATTGGAATGTGTTAACCAGATGCATATTTGACTGAACAAGAGCTTTCCGTTCCTCACGATCTATTTTACCACCAATGGCAACTAGGTCGCGACCAGAAAGTCCCATAAGCTTGGCAAAGACTATTAATTGTTCAATTTGTTCGTGTTTTTCCGCAGGAAAACGATTTAGTTTCATATTAACCCCCACTCAAATTCTAGCAATAGTTTATAATTTTGTCAATTATAAAAATCAAGCTTAGGACATCTATAAATATTTCAATAATTATGAATCAAAAAGACCTTGCCATCTACAAAAAGCTAGAAACAAGAAGTAAATTTTTTTGTCCTAGAAAATGGAACGATTTATTTCTCTATTTAAATCACGGAAATAGCAATAGTTGCAGCCTTCCGCCACCACATCAGATTCCTCAGGAACTTCTAGACGATCCCTTTGTACTACATAATACACCGCATAAACTCAAAATGCAGAAGCTTATGCTAGATGGTCATAGACCCAATGAATGTTATAGTTGTTGGCAAATAGAAGATCTTGGAGACAACATTTTAAGTGATAGACTATTACACAATGACGTCTGGCAGGATGATATTGATACACTGGCAATTGATCCTCATCATATACCCAAGTTTATAGAAGTTATATTTGATAATGTTTGTAATTTTACTTGTAGTTATTGTGATTCCGGACAGAGTTCCAGCTGGGCAACCATTATTAAAAAACGACCTTTTTTCTTAAAATCTGACACTGAGCACAAATACAATAAGGTCTGGATTAAACCTGGACAGACTAAACAGGAATATTTTGACGCCTGGATGAAGTGGTGGCCGCTCATTCAGGATAAAGTTCAATATCTACGTATTAGTGGAGGTGAGCCTTTATTGAGTAATAATTTCTGGCAATTTTTGGAAATACTGTCGGAAAGTTCTCCGGAACTAGATATATCAATTAACAGTAATTTAAGTTGTGATAAGAGTACCCTAGACAAATTTATTGAAAAAACAAAAAAATTTAAAAGGATAATAATTGCTGCTAGTCTGGATGCAGATGGGCCTATAGCAGAATTTACACGACAAGGCCTTGATGTTAAAACCTTTTATGATAATGTATCCTATTACCTAGACAACACACCAGAAAATTTTTATTTGTATATTCAAAGTACCACAAATGTTTTTAGTATATGGGGACTTCTAGATGCAATTAGTTATCACTTATCACTGAGAGAAAAATATAATAATAAAATTGCACATTATTTTAATTCACTGGTAAGAAAACCAGAGTTTCAATGCGTCGCCCTATTACCAACTAATATAAAAGAACATCTAGCTACAAAATTTATAACCTGGTTAGATGAGAATAAATCTTTTTTAGATCATAACGAATTAAGTCATATAGAAGAAATAATAGCATTTCTAAAAACAGAAAATAGTTTGCTTGTGGGAGATGCCACTGTTCTTAGAAAAGATCTTTCACGATTTGTCAAAATCTATCAACAGACTTCTAAACATAAACTTGAAGATATATTCCCCATCGAGTTTGTTAACTGGATTAATTTAGTTGACCCTGTTTAAGTACTTCTCTTTTTTTGTTTTTTTGTCGAGCTACAAACTCCATTGCTAGTTGCTCAGTATCAAATATTTCCTTTAAACACCAGGTATGGGGATTCCAAAAAAATACTGGATATTCAAACCATACTTCGTATCTCGTCTCTCCCAGTGAATTAGTTTCGCGAATAATTTTATAATTACTAGGTTCATCACCCCTATAGCATAATACTGCCCATAAAACAACAATACCAGGCACTAGAAAAAATAAGCCTATATCTTTTAGTAAATCCATTTGTTATTGTATTCCAAAATGATCTGTTACATTACAAATACGATTGATTACCTCAATCATTCGATGATCAGCACTGGGCTCGGGTAGATCTTTGCCAAATACATCTAAGCATTCACATATTATCAGTGTGGCGAACCTGTCGCAAAAATCAGCATCAATGTGTTTATCTCCTGGAATATTTCGTCCAGCCTCTATCATTAGTTCAGTAATTCGTTTGTTCATTAGTCAATTCCTTTCAAATAAAAATCGTATTCCAGACGCATTGCTTTTTCAATTTCCGCATCAGCATCAATATTATGAAGTTCTTGCAGTTGAGACTTTATATCATCACCAAATGACACTGTGTATCGTTTACGCCATTCTTCATATGTTAGTTTTTCATTCATTCTTCAACTCCGAAATGTTGTTTAATCTTCTCACTGATAGCATAGCCAGTCCAGTCAGTTACTGATAGTTCAGCACATTCTTTAACAATCAACTCGGCGAACTTTTCTAGTTGCTCGGAATAAATGCTATTAAATCCTTCAACGTAATTAGAATTCAAACCTGCATTATACATACATTCCCGAATTCGTTCGTTCATTTGAGTACCTTACTCTCTACAAAGCATTTGGCTATATCATATGCGACCACAATTATAGCGATGGGCATAATAATCCAAGATACAAGTACTGTAATAATTTTCATTACTTAACTCCGAAATGTTTATAAATCCTGTCGCCGATACGATAGCCTAATTCTGACTGTTCATTTCCATCAAACAACTCAACACATTCTTTCACAATCAATTCGGCGAACTTAACCATTGGTAGTTCATCACCGTTGACACCCTCATTAATTTCATAATGATTGTATGCACCAGATTTTACCATCAATTCTTTGATTCGTTCGTTCATTATACGCTTACCTCAAATTTAAAATCGTCAGGATCATCAACTAACTGGCTTTCTTTAACTTCAGTCCACTTACCATCTATTCTAATTTCTAATTTAATCTTTGTCAACTCTTCTGCAACCTTGCGATCAATTTGATCCATCATTCCTGTTCGTCTGAGGGTTTCGAGTTTATGCCATCGTTTGAACTCGTCGGTATTGCACATTTTGACAAAGGCGTCTCTTCGGTTGTCCAGCTGACTACGGCTAGCTTCACTGTAACCACGGGCACCTGACGCTCTATGGCGACAGTGAACTGCTGAGTTAGTTTTATTCTTTTTTTGTCCACCATTACCAGTTCCTCGTGTATAACTCCAGTCACAGTCGTCCTTGGTTACAGAAAATAATAGTTGTCGTTTATCTTTATCCATTTCGTTCTCATTTACTCATTCACTAGGCCATTTCAGCACGAACATAACTGCATCCTGTTCACGCCGAAAACTAAAGGTCGAATTTCCAAACACAGATTCTATATGCCAGGAATCCCAATCGTGATGTGCTATATAGCCTCCACCACCAATGCTATCACGGCACCAGTCCATCATCTCCATAAGATTGTGGTACTGTCGTTTGCTAACACTAACTTTATATTTAAATTTCAAGATAGCTCACGCCATTCCAGTATCTTGCTGTCACCTAACCAACGCAATTTAAACCACATATAATCTTTCTCCTCCCAGAAACAGAGATAGCCACGATCGCGATACCAACGCTCGCCGCTGGGACCAAGATATTGTTCGCACCAGCTGAGTTTGGCATACATTTCTGCAACCTTACATTTGAACAAGGGATAGGATTTATTCATATTATTGATAAGTTTCCCATTTTAACAATGCCCAGGCCAGTGCCGGACCAGAATTAAACCCCAGACTGCACACTGTATAAAGATCTACGTCTACTTGATGTATGGTACTTACACACCAGACATCATTACCCACAAATTCATTATCTTGCCAGTTTGGTTCTCCCCAGAGTTCCGACAGGTAGGCTATTGTCTCCTGTATGTCTGTCTCGGGAATTGTAATTTTATAATCATACTCATTGGGTCTATACCTAAAAACCATCTAGGACCACCTTAGAGAAAACATCATAGCATCTTGTTCTTGCCTAAAAGCAAATACCCTAAGATGACTGTCAGCACTGGTCTTGATTCCTATATAATGCCATTTACCAGCAGCCTGATCTTCCAGCCAGTTTACGACCCTGCGCCATTCATCGTTTCCGTAAATAGGTACTGCAACTCTTAGTGGAAAAATTTTGTTAATCATTCTAGGACCACCTTACTACAAACCAGCTTTCTAGTGGATCACCAGGTTTAAAACCAATTCCCCAGTCGAAACCCTTGCCATCAGCTTCGGGATAAACCTCAAAAATTTCAGGATCTATCCAGTGCGTGGTCTTGGCATTATTCTCCCCTAACCATTTAGCCAGCTGGGGAAGATGAAATTTAATGGCACGGGCCATAGCCATATGCGCCTGCTGCTGATCACTCCAGCTGTGAATAAGGGCATCCTGGTTGAATTCTCGATAAAATTTACTAAACTCGTAGGGCTTGATCCAGCCCATCAGGTAAATGTTCTGGCCATCACATAGAGTTTTTTTGTTATAAATTTTTGGCATTAGGACCACCTCAGAGCAAATTCACTTGCGTCACGCTCACGTTCAAACTCCCAGATGGAATATCCTGTAATGTCCCAGCAGTCAGCATTTTCTCGGTGCTCACGCCAGCCACATTCCGCGATTATTCTACCAAAACGTTCATCCAGCCAGCTCCATTGATCAATGTATCTTTGAAAGCTAGGTGTTTTAACGCTAACATTATAACGCCATTTTCTACGATCCAGTCTTCGCTGTTTGCTGTTCACGCTAACCCCAGGTCAACAGGAAAAAGGTTGCGTCTTGCTCGTCGTCAAACTCCAAGACTTCACCAAAGTGTGTTTCTATTAGGTAACCATTGTAATCCTGTAATCGCTCTCGTAATCTAACCACATAGTACTGTGGTGCTATTGAGTCAATATAAAAATGATGTGTTAGCCCAAAGGTGTCAGTACGAAACTTTTCCCACCAGGGCTGTGGCCTGGCTCTTCCATCAGGTTGATGATAATGACATTGTAATCGCATCTTACTATCACATATAACAAGAGGTGGTGGAATCTCTTCCAACCACCTCAGTGTAACCAAAAAGTTCTAATTAGTATAGGCTATCAGGTACAGAGTTGGCATTTTCCTGTACTGGTGCAGTAAAATCCTGCTCTTCATCTTCTTGACGTACACCAACCTCACCAATTACTTCATAACGGCAGGCACGACCCTTGCTGTTATTGTAATCGTTGGGAATACTAACCACATCGCGTGGATTAATCTTGACGATCACTGTTCGCTCACCACCAAAACTACTCAGGTATTCCTGTGAGCAGAAGTGTAGACCCGAGCTGCAGGTGTTGCTAGAATTGTCATCCACTGAATTACGTTCCATCTCTACAATTTTACCCACACTGTTATCCATAGTTCCAGTATGGCAATCCCGGTAATCCTCGCGCACTCGCTTGTAGGCTAAGAAATGGCCGTCGGGTGTGATAGGAAGGTTGTTCTTTTCTAGAAAACCGTAGAGTTCGTTTACGCTGCGATGGCTGGGATTCTCCATTAGGTTATCCATAAAGTTAACCAGAGGCTCGATGCTGAAACCTTCTTGCAGCATTTGAATCATACGCCGGCTCATAGCATTATGAAACTCGCGGCCCTTCCAGAACATCTTTTCACCCTGGATACTGACATTGCCCTGGCCGTAGTTCAACACAACCTTACGTGGTTCAATGATGTCACGCACCTGTGTCCAGTCCTCGGCCTTGATAGCATCAAGAACCTTCTGGTAGGTGATGTGAGTATTACTAATAGTATGCGGTACATTATCAATGACCACAGTGATGTTTTTGCCCTGGATTATATAAGGGTAGCTCATATTAAATACCTTTCATTAGATCAATTGCGTTAATATATTCTGCTAGTGCTTCGTTAGTGGTGCTGTAGGAACTTATATTCAACAACAGAGGATATCTTTTAGTTATCTCTTCAATTTCCTTACGATACTTTGTAATTAACTGACCGGGATCACCCACCTGTGAGTTAATACCATACCTCTTGAACAAGTATTGCTGAGCACTTTCCACACGACTGTTAACGGCACGTACATCCCGAAAAATATTAAAAAATTGTACATAGGGACTACGAGCATCAATCAGCGCAATAGCATCATTATGCTTGAAAACTTCTTTAAAGTCAATGGCTGACTTGACCATACCCATCACAGAGTCCTTGTTCACTTCGGACAATTTTTCCCGGACAAATTGGTCTATGTTTATCCAATTTTTTTGACTTTCCACAGTCTTAAGATCAGCTTTTCTTACTCCAAAAATACGACCTGTGAAGATGTCAGCCTTTACCAAATAATCTTTAAGATCCTTGGCATCATCAAATACACCCTGTGCCTGGTAACCAACTAGAGGCACATAGTAAAAGGGCTGTGACTTGTCGTAGCTGGTAAGTTTACCAGCATCAGCCCAGACATATTTTTTCTGATGACTGTATCCTCCACGTACACTACGCTCTTCCAGACTGAGCAGAGTAACGTTTTGACCTAGGCCCGTGCTAGCACGTGGTTTTTTGTCTAGATCGTCAATGTCAAACATTTGCTCGGCAGGAGGATTTTCTAGATACTGCCAGAACTCATCTAGTTTCATTGGCTGGCTATGATCCTTGGCTTCAATGACATAGACCACTACATTATGTTCGCCCTGGGGGATTATACTATGTCTACGATAATGATGTTTAGTACGCTCCAATCCACCCAGTTTGGATTTGTTTACTACAAAATGAGTAACTGTGCTGGCAAGGATTTCCCAGAACATCAGTTGGTCTGGTGTGTTGGGTTTATATTCTTTATGGGGCTTGCGACTCTGACAGGTGTCCATACCACGTGATCTGCTAAAACTTTTAATAACAATATTAAAATTAGCAGCAAGATCATCAACGTAGGGGCGAAAACGATGGACACTGACATAACTAGATTGTTGGGCATTAATTAATTTAAAACCACTGTCAGCTATGTATTGTTGCACTGCGGGACGCCAGAGCAGGTGATGGCTACGTTCAATAAGGTAGTAGCTACGTTTCCAGAGGTTGTCAATTTTGTCAGCTTCTTCTGCCACCTTGACAGTGAGCTGAGCCTTGAGTTTTTCTAACTTGCTCTTGATAGCCAGAATAGTCTGCGGAACATAGCTAAGACCTTCACGGCTGGCCTGAAAATCCAGTTCGCCAATGTCAAACTCCATAACAAGACCGCATTCTAGAAGTTTAGCTAGATCACCAAGTCCTTTGTCTGCATTAGGTACAGAGATTGGATACTCAATGTTACCCATAATAGCCACACTGTCGCCGTGCCGCGACTTGGAGGAAGTATGCACACCGGGAATGATATCCTGATCAAGGTATTCTGGTTCGCTAAATGTAAAACCTTCACAACCTGAAATTATGGGACGTAGTTTAAAGTAACGATAGACAAAGATAGCCTCCTGACGAAAACGATCAAAGTCCGAACGATCGTTTACGCTAAACTTAACCTCAACACCGTTGGGCTCGTCACTGGCATCCTGCATCATCAGGGCAATACTGGGCACACCTTGATCATTGATAAAGGCAGTATAGATGCCACGCTGACCATTCTGCACCGCGGTCACAGTGAAGTTGTCAGTGTAGCTAAAGGGACTCTTGCTACCCAGACCAAGAGCACCAATAAAATCATTACTTTCGGTCTTGGTGCTTTCAAAGTAGGTGGTGTAGATGTTGGTGACCTGCTCGTGGCTAAGGCCTGTGCCGTAGTCACGAATGCTGAACCAGGGTTCTAGCGCATTAGGAAGATGGACGTCAAAAGGTAGATCACCACGCTGAGCAGCCACGTGGCTGTCCACAGCATTGCACGATAGCTCTCGTATAATTGCACGAATTTTGTTGGCATAAAGACCTGACGAAAGAATGTTAAAAGCTTTTGCACTGTTACGGATACGGAATTCACCAATCTCGTTAACATTGCTTACCACTGCCTGTTCTTGGGGTGCATTATTGATAATCATTAATTTACTTCCAGTTCTTTAATTTGATTATAGAGTTTGTTACGCTGTTCATCAATACGAGCGTTAGTTTCTTCATCAAAGCAACCAGCCTGCTCATCCAGCATAACAAGTTCTTCGTAGAGACAATCCAGTAAAGTTTTATTCATATTATTTACGATCCATAATGTAGGTAAATAACACAAATTTTGCACGATTAAGAAGTTGACGCTGATCCTCAATTATATTAAAGTCAGGCTGTTCAAAAGCCATCATCTCCTGTGCGTCGCTCATCATACCAGCAACAACCATCTCAGGACCAGAAAGTCGAAAAGTAATACTAGACTCCACTGCTTCGCGCATCTGCGCTTCAGTGCAACCGTACATCGAAACTTCGCGGATTTCTTGGGTAGTAAGGCCTTGGAATGCTGTTCTCATTTTTTAGCTCCTTGTTAATTACTATACCGCTATTATAGTGGAATTAGGAATTAATGTCAACCAAAAGTTCAAGCTCAGCCCAGGCTTCTTCAAAGGTGTCAAAGCCGCAAGCGTCGTAATCTGTTGCAAAATATACAACACAAAAAGGACCGTTCCCAGGGCTTGCTTCTCTGTCCACGCTGACATAGCCCACGTCGGGTATTGCTTTAATTATACGCTCTGACATTTTGCGCTCCTTATTAGTTACTATACCGCTATTATAACCAATTTGGAGGTTAATGTCAACCAGATTCTTTATTGCTAGGCTAACAACTAAGTTGCTTAATTGTTAACTGATTCCTTTTTAATTGCAAAGCGATAAAGTGCATCACATTCAGTAATAAACTGTTCGCCAACATCTAGACTCACATAATCCACACCCTGCATACCTTGCTCTGTGTAGGAAACATCCAGTATGGCATCAGGACTGAAACCAAAAGTTTTTTCCATACAGGTCAGGAATGTGTGTTTCCAAAAAATATCAGAATAAATTAAGCCATCGCGATCAACGTTCCAATCTTTAGGATCAAAGTAGGCACGAAGTTCACCGTAGCTACTATCATCGCTAATACTAGCTAATACCACACGGTTGATTTTTACAGTTTTTTTTGTCTCGGACCAATAACCTTTACCATCTGTTTTTGTTATAAAATTTACCCGGCGATCAAATTTCATATATACTCCTGTTTAATTTATTTTTAAAAGTGTTTAAATTTTACTCTTTAATAGCTGCCAGGCGTTCTTTAATTTCCAGATAAAAAGTATGGTACTTGGCGATACGGGCAATGTCTTTTTCTGTTACGCCCTTGAGGCGGCGGATATCGCTGTTGTGTCTAAGGTCTGCTGATTTGACACGCATAGCATCTTTGTTTGCGAATATTCTTTCCTTGTACTCATCTAGAGTTTCCCCAGGAACTTTGGTAAGTGCCCTTACACCAGCAATGACTCTTTCTGTCATACCAGCTTCACGAAGGTCTGTGTAGGTGGTGCTGGTGTCTTCCACTACATCGTGCATAAGTGCCATTGCCATTAATTCTTCGTCATCGCTTTTTAGATAGTGCATAACTTTAAGCGGATGCAGAATGTATGGTGCGCCACCTTTATCAAAATGTCCGTGATGGGCATTAGTGGCAATTAGTAGTGCTTTATCTAACAATTCGCCTCGTTTCATTTTAGGCTCCTTCTTCACTGTAATTACAGTCTAGCAAAAAGGCACCATTTTGTCAACTATGTCCTGAGCCGTCTTTATGGGCAAAGTAACCCCAGATAACTATTAACAAAAATATAACAAATATCCAGATCATTTGTTGCTCCTATAGCAAGAAGTATTTTACTAGAGGTAATACTGTATAAATTGCTAACAGAGTTGCATTAATTACAATTAAACTCCATTCACGCCAGATAATACTTACAGCCAGCCAGGCCACGCTGCCTATACTAAGCAAAATGGGACTGGCGGGGTAGATATTCAGTGCCGTACATACTGCGCCCACAATAGTAATAAATGTTGCAAACCATTTAAGATAAAATACTATGTTGTTTTTCATATAACCTTTTTCTAATTTAATACCAGTAGTCTACAGTTTTTGGTAGAAAAAGTCAAGTAATATTACCAGTTTACTGCCTAAATTGCAGATTTGTAATTAAACGGTAATATGCCTGTGTTTAAATATTTTTGTGCAATGCACATTAAATGGAGATTATATATGAAAAAGTTTTTATTGGTATTGTTTTCCTCACTAGCTATATCCGCTGAGGCAGCAGACCTAACTGGAGCAGGTGCTACCTTTCCCTATCCAATATATTCTAAATGGGCCGAGGCTTATAAAGCTTCAACTGGTATTGGATTAAATTATCAATCAATTGGTTCAGGTGGCGGTATTCGTCAAATCAAAGCCAAGACAGTTGATTTTGGTGCCAGTGATATGCCACTAAAGCCTGAGGAATTAGATAAAGAAGGACTTGTACAGTTCCCTGCCATCATAGGAGGCGTAGTGCCTGTGTTTAATCTAGATGGAGTACAACCTGGACAACTTAAACTAACCAGCGATGTCATTGCTAATATACATCTAGGTAAGATTACAAAATGGAATGACAAAGCAATTGCTGATTTGAATCCTGGTGTTAATCTACCTGCAATCAATATTACAGTTATTCATCGTGCAGATGGATCGGGCACAACATTTATTTGGACAAACTATCTAAGTAAAGTTAATGCCGAATTTCAAAAGGCCATTGGTGAGGGCACCGCAGTTAAATGGCCAGTGGGCGTAGGCGGCAAAGGTAACGAAGGCGTGGCAGCTAACGTTCAACGTGTTAAAGGTTCGTTTGGTTATGTTGAATATGCCTTTGCTAAAAAAAATAAAATTGCCTATGCACAATTAAAAAATCGTGATGGTAATTTTGTACAACCAGATGATAGTACATTTAAAGCGGCAGCAGCTAATGCAGACTGGGCTAATGCTCCAGGAATGTATTTGTTGCTAACAGATCAAAAAGGTAAGGATGCTTGGCCAGCTACAGGTGCAAGTTTTATTTTAATGCACAAGCAACAAACTGATGCACTAACAGGTCGTGCAATTCTTAAATTCTTTGACTGGAGTTATAAGAACGGTGCTAAGATGAGTGAAGAGCTAGAGTATGTTCACTTGCCACAGTCAGTTATCAAGTTAGTACAGGATAACTGGAAAAAGGATCTTAAAGGTCCAGACAATACAACAATTTGGAAATAAGGAAAAAAATGAAAAAATTAACAACACTAGCTCTGGCCTTTAGTCTTGCATTTTGTGTACCAGCCTATGCAGACGATTACCTTGATACTTTAAAAATTTTAAAGGACAAAGGTATATTGACGCAGAGTGAATATGACAGTAAAGTACAAGCTCACGAAGAACGAGCAGAAAACCGTAAGTTCATAGAACAAAGAATAGACAAGGATGTCAGCGAATCAAACAAATATAGAATCGCAAGAGTCAACGACGGCGCAGTCACAGAAAACGGAATCGGTCTCAAAAGCAAAGATGGCAACAATACCATTCAGCTTACAGGTCGACTACATATGGACTATCGTCAATACTCCCCGACTTACGGTGCAGGTCAAACCACAGATTCGTATCAGGACCTAGCAGAAATGCGCCGCGCACGTTTTGGAGTGCGTGGACAATTTGCCAAAGACTTCAAATACGAACTAGTTGGTAACTTTGGTAACGATGTAGGTGCAGCTAGTTCGTCAACTAATATGGACGTAGCCTGGGTCAACTATGCTGCTAATCCAGAACTACAATACCAATTTGGTTTGTTCAAGATGCCATTCAGTCTTGAACAACTACAAAGTTCTAACAACATTGATATGATGGAACGCAGCCTAGTTGGTCAAGCGGAAGGCGAACTAATTCCCGCAAAAGAAACTGGATTTATGCTACACGGTGTACCAAAAACTGGATTAACTTACGCTCTAGCAGTAAGTCGTGGTCGTGGCAACAAAGATGCTGTATCAGATGGTCTAGACTATATTGGTCGTGTTACTACTAACATTGCTGATCTTACTGGCAGTAAGACGTATGTTGCTCATTTGGGTGCTGCTTACAGTACAGGTGAGATAAAAGGTGGTGTAACACCTGCTAGTGCTAGGACAGAATCACGCTCACAAAATGCCTGGTTTACTGGTCCAGCACTCGGTGGCATCACTACAAGAACACGTCAAGGTCTAGAAGCTGCATTTGCCTATAACGCATTCAAAGTACAAGCAGAACAATTTAATTTTAAATATGATCCTACAACAGGTGCAGATAAGGAAATTAAAGGTTACTATGTATTGGCTGTGTACAACCTGACAGGCGAAGGTTATAACTACAAGGATGGAGTGTTCGGTGCAGTTAAACCCAACAATCCTCTAGACAAAGGTGGTCGCGGTGCCTGGCAAATAGGTGTACGTTTAAGCGAGTTTGATGCTAGCGACATCACCGTAGCTACAGGTAAATCAAATCGTGCTACAGCTATTACCTACGGTCTAACTTGGTTCGCTACTGATAATATGAGATTTATGCTTAACTATGTTGACACGCAGTTTGATCAACTTGTAGGCTCTGCAGGTGGTCGAGTAACTGGTGATCGAGCCATAATGTTTAGAAGTCAATTGAACTTCTAATTAAAAAAGCTCCGAAAGGGGCTTTTTTATTGACTATGTAATGGATTTGTAATTTGGTAAACCTTAAATATTTGTATGAACAAAACTTATCGTAGTATTTTTATTAGTGATGTTCACCTAGGTACTAAAGATTGTAAAGCTGAAGCACTCAATAATTTTTTGAAACATAACACCTGTGAAACTCTTTATCTAGTAGGTGACATTATAGATGCTTGGAAAATCAAGCAAAACAAATGGCGTTGGAAACAAAGCCACACCAACGTTGTTCGACGTATTTTAGGTCACGCAAAGCGTGACACAAGAGTTGTGTATATAATTGGTAACCACGATGAATTTTTAAGACCCTTTTTGCAGTATAATTTAAATTTTGGAATGGTGGAATTACATAATCAATTTGAACATATTGGTGTTGATGGGAAGCATTATCTAGTTACACACGGCGACCTATTTGATGGTATTACTAGACTAGCCCCCTGGTTAACTTTATTGGGAGATCGTGCATATGATTTTGTATTGGGACTTAATTCACGATTCAACTGGATACGTCATCGCCTTGGTTTTGGTTATTGGAGTCTTAGTCTATATCTTAAAGGAAGAGTTAAGAAAGCGGTAGACTTTATATTTCAATTTGAAAAGAATCTAGCCGCATACTGTAAAAAACGTGGATTTGATGGTGTTATATGTGGGCACATACATCACGCAGAGATCAAGAACATAGACGGTGTTGTGTATATGAATGACGGTGACTGGGTGGAATCAATGACTGCTCTAGTAGAACATCACAATGGCACTTGGGAAATAGTAACTTGGACACAGGAGCAAGATGATGTGGTTGATGATATTGATAGCGGTACACGTAAACGATCCAAAGGACGTTCCCGCAAAACTAACTCTGGAATTTCCTGATCAGACAACGTGCGAACAAAGTTTAAAATCAATGAGTTATTGGGTAAAGTTTGAATCATTTAAAATTGACGGAAAGTGTTTTAAAAATGAGATTAAAAGATAAAATTACAATTGTGATTCCCTGTTATAACGAGGAAAAGTATATCGGGCATCTACTTAACGATCTTAGAAAACAGGAAATAGGTTCAACTAGAATTATTATTGCTGATTACTCTACTGATAATACAAGACAGATTATACAAAATAACAGTTTCTTTTTAAACATTGAAATTATTGATGGTGGGCCTGTTTCTGTAGCAAGAAATAATGGAGCAAGACTAGTAAACACACCCTATATATTATTTATTGACTCGGATGTGAGATTTTTCGATAATTATGCTATTCGTGACGCAGTAGAACAACTAGAAAATAATAATTTAGATTTAGTTGGATTAAAAATTAGATGTTATGACGATGATGTAAGAGCAGCTATTGGATTTATGATTTTTAATGGTATTAATGACGTTTTAAAATATTTTAGTCCTTTTGCTGTGGGTGCATTTATGTTGACCCGTAGAGACAAGTTTGAAGAATATGGAGGGTTCCCTGAGAAATTTGCCACTTCAGAAGATTTCTTCTTGTCAAGAATGTATCATCCTAAGAAGTTTAAAATTGTTGATCATTATTTTGGACAGGATTCCCGTAGGTTTAAAAAGATGGGATACCTAGGTATGGCTTGGTATTTGATTAAAAATTTTATAAATCGTAATAACACAAAGTATTGGGATAACAATAATTCTAAATATTGGAGTTGAAATCGGGTGTGTTGATAGAGCGCCGCTGGAACTCGTAACCAGCAAAAAGCCCCTTGCGGGGCTTAATTTTTTATTAACGATTTGCGATGTACATTGTGATTTCGAAACCAAAACGCATATCTTGTGCTGCTGGTGTTGTCCAAGCCATTTTCATTCTCCTTGATAAAAATTGACATACTGTCTCTGTATGTATCCCAATTATAACTAAAAATTCCCAAGATTCATATCCAGTGAATCATTATTTTATACTAAGTGATTTCATTAGCATATGATCCAAAAGTTCTTAACACTAGTTTTAGAACTATAAATATTTCTACCTAGAATCTAACATAGGTGATCAATGAACCGATATGACGAACTCGAAAAACTAATTAAAAAATTTACTAGATCAATACCCGACACTGAAGAATATACTAAAAGACTTGAAGAAGAACTAGAGATAATAGCTAAACTGGGATTTGCCAAACATTTTTTACGTGTAAGAGAAATACTAGACCTAACACAAGACATACCACATATAACTCGTGGCTCAGCAGGCAGCAGTTTAATCTGTTACGTGATGGGCATCAGTGATGTAGATCCCATAAAAGAACGTATACCCCTTTCACGTTTTATGAATCCCAAGAGGGACGATCTACCCGACATTGATCTTGACTTTCCGCATTATCAACAAGAAACTGTAATGAACAGAATCTTCCGCCGCTGGCCCGGTCAGAGTGCCCGTGTAAGTAACTATGTCACCTACAAAGAAAAATCAGCAAGACGCGAAGCTGCCAAACGCTACGGCGCCAAGGGTAAACTCAAACGTAATTTTAAACTATCAGACGTTGTGGCAGAAGAATACGTTGATGAAGCAGAACGTCTAGCAGATAAACTACTAGGCAAAAAACGATGTATCTCTAAACACTGTGGCGGCATACTGATATTTGATCGTAGTGTACCTAAAAGTTTAATCAACGGTGAGAATCAGATACTACTAGACAAATATGAGATAGAAGATCTTGAGCATTTTAAAATAGACATATTATCCAACCGTGGACTTAGTCAGCTCTGGGAAATAGAGCAACGTGACCTCTTGGATTATCCTGAAACAGATGACAAAACCTCAGCTCTATTAAGTCGTGGAGACATACTGGGTGTTACGCAGGCAGAAAGTCCTGCTATGAAAAGATTATTTAGAGCCATACGTCCCACTAGTCGTGCCGACTGCGTATTGGCCACAGCACTAATAAGACCAGTGGCCACACAAGGCCGCCGCCGAGCCAGTGCCTTCCAGGACTGGACAAAAGATAACCTATCAGAAACTATTGTCTTTGAAGATGATGCCATTGAACTAATAGGACAGATACTAGGTTGTGATCAGTATGAAGCTGATATGTGGCGTCGTGCATTTGCAAAAAAGAATGAAGAAAAAATGTTTGAGTTTATGCAGTTAGTGGGTGATCATCCAAGACGAGATGATGTACTACTAGCACTACGAGAACTCAGTCACTTCGGACTTTGCCGAGCACACGCCATAAATCTAGGCAGACTTATCTGGGCCTTGGCCTACCAAAAAGCTCATAACCCAGAAAAGTTTTGGCAAGCTGCACTCAAACACTGCCAGGGTAGTTACGCACACTGGGTCTACTGGCAGGAAGCCAAATTAGCTGGCGCAGTTCCCTCATTGGGAGAAGGTGGCGAGGTAAGTGATCTCATTGAACAGGGACGTTGGCGTTCTTCAAGATTTATACCAGCCTGTCAGGAAATACGCAAGCCCGGCCAGGTGGAGTTTTGTGGTCTAGTGGCTAACTATCGTGTGTTTAAATCAGGAGCGAAAGATTATATAACCTTTGTCACACTGGGTACTGGTAATGGCCGTTACCTAGATGTTGTGCTACCACACGCGGCAAGTTTTCAAGATCATCCAGTTTTGTGGGGATTCGGTAAACTTGGCTACAAAAACAACACAGAATATGTTACAGTGTTTAAATCTAAAAAATTAAAATTAATCGACATAGCACACATACAATGAAATCAAGAATACACTTACATTCACACCAAGGACCAGGTACACGAGGTTATATTGTAGCAGAACGATCCGCACTAAGATCCCTGGCTAGACATCTAGAAGATGCCGCCCAGGGTCTAGCGGGACTAGAAACCGTCCGATGCTACAGTTCAGATGGACACGAATACGAACTAGTTATAGTCTGTGACGTCAGCGAAGAAGAATGGCAAACCTTACCAGTACCTAGCGACAGTAAATCTGATCCTAGTAAAATTGCCATTGTTCAAACATATGATGAACTACGTCAGTCATCTAGTTCGTCTTCGTAATCTTCATCTTCTTGTATCCACTGACCTTTTTCGTCATAGGCTTTATAGTAGCCTTCATTAGGACTAAGAATTCTAAATTTGGTTGCATACTTTAAACCTAACATAGTCTGATCGTGTTCGTGCAGGATATCACAGATAGTCCAGGACGTACCACAACCACCAGATACAAACTTAAATTCAGTATGCTCAAACTCATTGTCTTTTAATGCTTTATGAACTTCACCGTTATTATAGAAAAGAATCCTAAAGATTAATCTTGGGTGAGGTAATTTTTTATCTAATAGCCCAAGTTTTGTAATCGTAGCACAGTTATCATCGTCGATGATTAACTTACAATTTTTAAACTTTAAACTACCTTTGGTATGGGAATTATCTGGAGTTTCCTTGGTACTCCAGGGAACTTCTGCGGTTACGTGATTAACGTAAAAGGTTACACCGTGACTTTTAACTACCCACATAGGGATGGTGTCGTCCTCTAGGTGTCGTTTGTTGAAGTGAAATACTATATCTTTACATTGGTAAGCTATCTAGGCCATTGTTATTCTCCTATTCTTTAAAAATGTCTAACTTTAATTCTAATGCTTCGCCTAACCATCTTGCGCCCTCAGTATGATCACGTAAATCGTCATTAATACTTTCGTGCAACAATACGGTATTAGTCGTCCTATGGTTTCTAAGAAACTGTTCAACTAATTCTTTATTACTACTATTATATACAATTTGATACATTGGCAATGGATGCGGCCCAATAGGCCAATCCCAAACTCTACCCATCACACATCCTGATTCTTCGAGATAATTTCTAAAAGAAATAGCACGAGCTCTTTCTTGATCATTTCTCCAATAAATATGTGCGTGGTACTCCAACTACATTCCTTTTTTAAATTTAGAGCACATTAGCTCAAATTCAAACTGTTTGTTTTGCACCTGACTATAACTAGCTTTGGGATTACGATCACGATATTCTTGTTTTTGTTGCTCGATGCAATCTGCATATTTGTCTGCACAGCCAGCCAGGGCGAAAACCATTATAACATAACGCATAATAGTTACTCCTTTAACTACTGGGTATTTATTCCCCGTCCCATTTCATCTTGATAAATTCCTTGCTGGATACTGGCTTTTTAGGAGTAGTGCTAGATTCAAAGAAAACTTGGTAGCCATCGAATTCACCGGACTTATAAAGAGCAGCTATTTCAATTACTTTTTTTCCAGTGTGGGCTTCTGCTTCTTTAATAACCATTTCTTTTACAACCTCAGGACTGAGTAGGGCACTCATTGCTATTTCAAAATTATATGTTTGTTTTTTCATATTGTTTATTATACATAACAATGAGTGTAAATCAAGAATTATGGTGATATTTAACTATTTAAAACCTTGGCAACTGAGTTGATTACTGCGGCAATACGTCCAATGTCACGAAGTTGTTCTACTGTGTAGCCTTCCTTCTTGAGTGTGTCGTAGTGTGCCTTAACACAGAAATGACACTTGCCCACAATACTTGCAGCGAGGCTATAGGCTTCAAATCTTGCCTTGGTAGTGCCACCGTGACTGGCAATTGCATTCATACGTAGTTGCGCTGGTAGACCTTTTAAATTTTCATCTTCAGCCATTTCAACATAGGGATACCAGACATTGTTCTGTGCCATAATTGCCGCTGCTGTCAGTGCGGCGTCTCGTTCAAGGGCATCTTCCATATTTGACTGTATAAACGTAACGAGTTTTCCATTACCGGTCGCCATTGCGGCTGCAAGAGCGCATCCATTAGCTTCGGTAATATCAAGACTGCTACGAGTAATAACAGCATCGATATTAAGTTTTGTATCTTTGGCATACTCAGGCAAACTTTCTTTAATTTGATTTATCCAACTCATTTTTCTTTTCCTTTTCTTTTTGTTTTAGATCTGTATCAGTATCTTGTTTTTTAAAAATTGCGTCCCATCGTTGATCAAAAGTTTTCTGATCCACACTGTAGGGTCTAGGTTTACTTCCCTTGCTCATTGTTTGTTACTCCTACAACTGGGGCAATGATAATTTTTTAAATAGTCAAAATATTCTCTATAACTCATTTAGTAAGTACTCCTAGTTGTCTATAACCACGATAGGTGGGGTGTACCTTATCAGGGGAAAGTTCAGGAATATTGACAAAAGTATCCCCAAAGTGTCTAGCAATTTTTCTAACTAGTTCTTGTTTTTCTGGTTTAATTGCAGGTACTATCCAGTAAACGTGATCGGAATTTACGTGCGTTCTTAATGCTACTAATTCAATTTCAGTGTTAAGGTTGCGGTAGTCGTTACTGCCTAGACTTATAATTGTACTACGGGCAGGTACGATTTTCTTAACATACTTGTCGTTCCAGTCACTGCTGTTGATACCACTTTGCACAAAGGCAGCACATTCCCTTCTTACATCACTTATACCCTTGGCAATGCTGTCTCCTAGAATAAGACATTCTAACATAACAACCTCAAATTAAAATAGTAGCAATTAATGCCAGTACTAAAAAAACTATTATAAATGTACCCGATCTATCCCGTCTGGTGGGAATTTCCACAGCATTGGGCATTGGTAGGTTACTGATGCGTCCACGCATTTTCTTTATTAAAGTTTGTATTAATACTGGCTTCATAGTTTACCTTACAGTGTTTCGCCGCCAACTGTGCGATTGCAGGCACATAGTTCGCCGGTCTGTAGTGCATCAAGAACACGAAGTGTTTCTTCTGGGCTACGGCCCACGTTCAAGTTATTGACAGTAACGTGCTGGATAACGTTGTCGGGATCAACAATAAATGTGGCACGTAGAGCTGCACCTGCTGGTGCATAGAATACACCTAGTTGCTCGATTAGGCTTAACTCACCACGCTGTGTGTCAGCAAACTGAATGTGTTTGATCTTTTTTAGATCTTCGTGTGCTGCTTGCCAGGCTAGTTTACAGAACTCATTGTCTGTACTACCTGTTAGCAATACTGCGTCACGGTCAGCAAAGTCCTGGAATAGTTTATCGTATGCTACGATTTCAGTTGGGCATACGAAAGTAAAATCTTTTGGATAGTAAACAATTACTTTCCACTTGCCGGCAAATGATTCATCAGTGATGGTAAAGAAATCATCTCGACCGGGATTAACGCCAGTTACTGCAAACTTCTCAATTTTATGTCCTACGGTTTTCATTAAGTTTCTCCTTATGTAAAAATTAATCGATAAAATATTATACTTTTATTTAACCTATAAATCAAGCATTTTCAATAGGTTTTCCATTTTATTTTTTAATGGACTTTATAGAATCTTTTTATTAAAAACTACGCCTATAAATATCTCTATGATAGAATTTAGTAATATAACAAGTGTTCATCTAGAACTTTCTAGTTTTTGCAATGCACGTTGTCCTGGTTGTCCTAGAAATTTTGGTGGATATCCCTACAATGGCGGTTATCCTGAAACCAATCTCACACTAGAGCAAACCAAAAAAATTTTTACTCCACTGTTTCTTAATCAATTGAACCATATCCAAATAAGCGGTAACTTTGGTGATATGATAATGAATCCCGAAACACCAGAAATAGTGGAATATTTTTTAAGCATCAATCCCAGACTCTATATTGTGTGTAGCACCAACGGCAGTGGTCGCGATAGAGAATTCTGGCAGCGTCTGGGACGACTTAAAATTACTGTAGAATTCTGTCTCGATGGACTGGAAGATACACATCATCTCTATCGCCAAAACACCAGCTGGCGTCAGATTATAAAAAATGCTGACATATTTAGAGCCAGTGGTGGCACAGCAGTTTGGAAACTTACTGTCTTTTCACATAACAAACATCAAATAGATCAATGTGAACAACTCGCTCATCAACACGGCTTTAAATTTATTACTCGTCCCAGCTACGGTTCAAATATGCCTACCTACGATAAAGAAGGTAAACTATTACACGTGGTTGACAATTTCAATAATGAAGATCATACCAATACACTAGAAAATTTTAAGTATAATGTTAAAAACAACATACCTGTAAGAGATGCCGAATTATATGTTAAACCCAGGGACAAAATAGTATGTGATACTGTACAACATAGTGGTATCTTCATAGCAGCCAATGGCGAAGTCTATCCCTGTTGTTATACTGGCAGCTTCCCTAAAACGTTTGGTAAAAATCTCTGGCACGAAAAAATTAACAAACAGATAGCGGCACTAGCCACGGAAAACGATGCAACAGTCTATCCCACGGAACACACTGTTAAATGGTTCCATA